GACGGCGCGCACGATCCCCCCCAGTAACTACCTGCCCCCCCCCCACAGAAAAATCGGCAGCCCGGCCCGCCGTCGTGTCTCGAGGCCCACTGCCGGCGGACCGGGCCGGACCGAGCCTACGTTTTTTGTGGGACCTGGGGGCTCGGTGACTCCTGTCTTCTCTCTCTCTCCGGGGGTTCGAGCCCCCATCCGCTCGTAGTTACGCGGATTCGGCGCGACGCACCGGCCATCTGCTGCGATCTGATCGGATCGAGCGCGGGGCGCTCAGTAGATCGCGGAGGGCGCGATGCGGGCGCTCGCCCACACGGCTGCGGTCGCTGCGTACAGCGGGGACAGGTCGACCTCGGTGGACCGGCGGGCGAACACGAACCGGCCGTCTCCCCGGTTGACGATCCGGGCCGCGCCGAACGCCCGGCCCAGCGCCGGGTGCGGGCGTAGCCGCAGATCCCCCGCTGCGATGGCGTCCACCAGGGCGGCGCACGCCTCCGCGACCTGCTCACCGTTCAGGTCGACCACGTGCACGTCCTCGAGGCGGGTCGCCCCCGCGGGTCCGGCCGGGTCGCGGACCACCGCCCCGATGTCAAGGTGCGCGGCGAGGAGCTCGGTGATGCGCGGGCCGACCCAGGCGACCCCGTCGCGGTGCTCCACGATCTCCACGACCCCACCGCCGGCCACAGCGATCGCGGCCGCGGATCGTTCGGGGTTCACGTCGAACGCCAGGACCAGCTCCCCTGCCGGTTTCGCCGTGGGATCCAGCAACCGTTCCCATCCGGCGAGCAGCGACGTGCCGGCCGCCCGGTCCCACACGCACAGCAGCGCCCGCTCGAAGTCCCGGCGGCGCATCATCGCCGCGTCGGCTCGGATCAGCTCGGGGGATGTGATCGACCCGATACCCGGGTGGACCTGGGACCACAGGGTCTCGTCGTAGGGGTCGTACCCGGGGGCTTCCGCGTCGGCGGACCACTCGAAGTAGGCGACCCCTGGGGCCCCGGACCGCCCGGCGTCCATCTTCGAGTGCAGCCACCCGGAGTCCTCGGTGCCGCCGGCGGTGACGTACCACACCTGGGAGCCGGGGCGTGCCCAACGGGCCGGGCGGATCCCGGCGTCGATCTCGTCACCGCGCACCGTGTCGAACGCCCACGTCTCGTCGACCACGACCAGGTCGGCGTCCCGTCCGTGGAGCGCGTTGGCGTTGGGACTGAAGATCTCCAGGCGGCCGTATCGGCGGCCGCCGATCTGCACGAACATCCCCGGGTCACCCAACGCGTAGCGGGGCACGATGCAACGCCGCAACGTCGGCGACGTAGAGATGACGGGGATCCATTCGTCGCGCATGACCCGCACGGCGTCGGTGGCGGTCTGCGCCGTGTAGAACACCCGCACATCGGGCCGGGGTCGACGTAGTCGCTCGAGGAGCACGGCCAGCACCGTGTACGTCTTCCCGCCGCGGCGTGGCATCACGACGACCACATCGGAGTACGCGGCCAACCCGGTCACCGGGTCGTACTCGCCGGCCACGTCCACGATCATCTGTTGGTAGGGGTGCAGCGGGCGGCCGAGCTCGGCGGCCACCCGGGCGACCCGACCACCCGTCGTGGGCCGCTCAGGGTTACGGGCTGTCGCGAACCGTGGGACCGTCATCGGAGAAGAACGCTCGCAGCTCGTCCTCGATCCCGGCGGCCGCCTCGGCGCGCAGCTCGGTGTGCAACGCCCGCCACTCCCGCATCCCCGCGAAGACCGTCCACTTGTTCGGCTCCACCTCGCCCAGCTCGGCGTCGATCAGATCCGCCACGGTGCGGACCGCGTCGACCAGGGCCACGTCACGGGCGTCGATCTGGTCGCGGCGACGCAGCTCGGAGATGAGCCGGTCGGTACCACGGCGCATCCGGCGCACCATCCGCGCCGTACCGTCATCGAACAGGCGGGTCTGACCGGCCACCGCTCACCTGGCTACCACCTCCGCGACGGGCGGACTCCACGCATCGCCGCGCCCTTCAGGCCGCCCCGTCGAGCGTTGCACGGCTTGCACGAGGCGACGCAGCTGTCGGGGTTGTTGACCTTGGCGCCCAGATGGTCCGCCTCGGTGGCCGGCGCCCCGCAGTGCTGGCAGATCCACCCGTCGCGGCGCAGCACGACGAGCCGGGTACGACGCCACACCGACCCGTAACCGCGGGCCGCCGAACTCAGCGACGAGCCCACAGCTCAGGCTGGTAGCGGAGCTTCACCCGCAGCCGGTACTCCCGGGTCCACTCGGCGTGCGCCCGGCGACAGCACGCCTCATGGCAAGGGTGACGGCGATGCTCGTACCGGGCGCGGGTGCCGTGCGGTGGCAGCGGCGCCCGACACATGTCACACATCGCTCCTCCTGCGGCCGGCGAGGATGACCAGCAGAGCACCCATGAGCGTGGACACCGCGGACCCGAGCGCGGAGAGGATGGCGTTGGTCGGGGCGTCGGTGGAGTCGTCCTGGATCAGCACCGCCACCCCGACGGTGGCGACCACGATCACCAGGGCCACGGTCACGGTGAACACCAGGGCGATGATCTCCGACGTGGACCGCCGTTGTGGCGGTGCGCGCTCCTCGAGCTCGGCGTAGTGCTCGGTCATCGGGCGTAACGCCCCTGAGCGCGGGCATCGCCGTAGTCGAAGCTGTACCCGCCGGCGTCGAGGATCGTGTACCCCTTGCCGGTCGCGGTCCAGCTGAACCCGACGGCGGGCGCCTGTTGCAGGTCGTGGTCGGTGGCGACCACCGGGTCGCCGTAGTGGTCGTGTCCGCGGGTGATCAGCCGGCCGTCGGCGAACAGGCAGGCGCCTCCACCGTTGGGGGCGAGCTGGAAGTCCACGATGGTGTCCACGGGTGACGATCCTCCGTTGCCGGTCATCAGGGTCAGGTAGCGGGCCACGTCGTCCCACACCCGGTCGGCCATCCACCCCAGGTCGATCTTGCGGGCGGTGGACGCGTCGTGGTCCATCAGGTGCCCGAGCCCGCATCCCTGGGAGATCAGGAACGCGGCGGCACCGGCCGAGAACAGGTCGAGCTGGGACTGGGCGGGTGGGCTCGAGCTGTCACCAGGGTGGGCGATGGACACGGCCCGGGCGTAATGGTTCGGCCAGTCCGACGTGTCATCAGGGGCGGACTCCGGTTGCCAGGTCTTCACCACGGCCAGGGTCATCCGTCCGTTGCGGGCGATCCCGATCGGGTCGGTGCGACCACTGCCGCCGTGGGCCATGCGGGCTGCGTAGCCCGACGCGACGTACAGGCGGGTCGGGCCGGCGCAAGCGTGGTACGACCCGTCGGCCACGACCGCCTGCGCCTGGGAGTCCGACACGGCGCCGGCCGTCCAGTGCAGGAACACACACTGCGCCTCGAGGAGCCCGGAGTAGCCGGGGGCGTGCACCTCGGCGTAAGGGACCAGCACCTTGTCGAGGTACGGGCGGGGGTCCACTACAGCGGATCGCCGAGCTCGGGGTCGCCGCGGGGGTCCTCGATGTCGGGGGCGACCAGGCGCACCGCGTACAGGCGCAGGTCGTGGGAGTCGGCGGGCTCGAGCGCCCGGGCGATGAGCAGCAGACCGAGGCAGTGCAGCTCGACGGGCAGCAGGTCCTGGCGGGCGCGGTAGCGGGCGTCCAGCTGGGCGAAGAACCCGTCCCCCAACGCCATGCCCCCAGCCTAAGTCACACGCCTGTCATCCGTAAGAGGCCCGTGGCCTCAGACGCCACAGGCGGCCCGTAGCCGGGTCCGACCCCTCCTCCGCTGTCCTACCCTTCCCCGGCCCCATCGGATTCGTCCTGGGTGGGTTCTGGCGGGCGCTTCACACCCGTACGGCGCTCGGTGTCCTCGAGCACCCGGCGAGCACGTCGGAATCGTTCGGCCCGGTCGCCGGCCACCTGGGCGCCGTCCTCGGCGCAGTCGAACAGGCGGGGCTGCGTCCAGCCCGCGCCCTTCGTGGGCATGACCCCAGTCTCCTCGGTCAGCACCGCTTTCGATCGGGCGATCCAGCGCAGTCCCCGCGCCTGGTCCTCGACATCCATCCGCGGCGTCGGCTTGGCTGGCCCCGCGCCCCGGTCGGTCACATCCTCGCCGGGCACGGCTTGACGCCGGCACCGGTCGACGCCGGCACCCAGCCGATGCCATCACAGGTCGAGCATGAGTCATCACATCGGCGGCGCCGCGGCGTGCTCCTCTCGAACTCACTACCGCGCGTATATACAGACCGATCTCTTATGTGGGCGCGCCCACCGGCGCGCCCGTTGCCGCGCCCACCGGCGCGGTCTAACGCCGTTAGAACGCGCCCGTCGGCGCGGTCTAACGCCCGCTCGAGGCGGCGCCACACGCCCAGATCGGTGCCGTGCCAGCGGGCCCGCAGCCGCTCGAGGTCGATGCGATAGAGCACCGGCGTGGAGCCTCGGCCGCGGCCCATCGGCTGCGCGTTCGCGACGCGTACAAGCAGCCCGTCGGCCTCCAGCGTGCGCCGCGCCCGTGGGATCGATCGCTCGGGGCGGCCGATCCGCCCGCCGATCGAGCGGTCATCCAGCTGGCAGCCGGTGCCGTCATGCGCGGCCTGGCGGCCGAACACGGCGAGCACCGATCGACAGAGGTCGGGCGGCGCATGGTCCCCACTCGGCATGTGGCACTCGGCGATGACGTCCAGCAGGTGCCAGCTCACTGAGACTCCGTGCTATCGATCTCGGCCAGCGCCTGGCAGAGTGGGATAGCGCCGTAGGCGTGACGGCACGCCCCCGGCGGCCAGTGAATCGCCAAGCCGGTCTGTTCGAGGACGTCTGGTCGCTCGATCAGGAACAGGAGCAGGTGGCGGGCGCCGTCGGAGATGCATCGGCAGCGCTTGGCGCACTCGCGCATGGCGCCGAGCCCCTCGGCAGCGCTCACCGTAGGCTCGGGCGGTCAGACATGGGTGACTCCGTTGGACTGACGTCGCTACCACCCCGCCCATGCCCGGGCGGGGTGGATCGCGTTCGGGTGACTCGCTTGAGGGCGGCGATGCCGCGGTGCCAGCGGGCGATGGCGTCGGGGTCGGCGTCGTGTGCTCGAGGTGGCCCGCCTCGTAGGAGCTCGCGCCGGCCGCCGATGAGGGCGGCGACCAGGGCGAGACCGGCGATCGCCAGCACGGCCACCGATGCCACGGTGTCGGCGGCGGTCACCGGGCCAGCGCCTTCCTCAGCGGCCTGATGCTTTCGCCGGCGGTGAGGAACGCCGTGTCGAGGTGCGCGGCGTCGAGGCAGGCGCGCAGCGGCGGCCCGTCGACGCCGACACTGATGACGACGACAGCCACCCGGTCGCAGCAGTCGCAGCGGTCCATCAGGCGACCGCCTCGCCGGCGGTGGGATACCCACCGGTAACCCGGAGTGCTACCTGCGGCCCTTCAGGGCCGAACGTCAGATACGGGGCGTCCAGGGTGACCACCCCGTACCACTCGGCCAGGCGGGCGAGGTCGTACTGCGGCCATCCGGAGTCACCGCGCAGACGAGCCTTGATGGTCCGCACGTCACGCTGCAGGAACCGGCCCAGGTCAGCCTGCGTGTGCCGGTTGTAGGCGGCGAGAAGTCGGATGTTGCGGTTGATGTGCTCGGTAGTAGCCATGCGTCCCACGGTAACGCACGACTGAAAGCCCCCCGTATGCACTACGTTTACCCCTTCAATGAGCTTTCCAAACCACCTGCTTGTCATTCAACACCTCGACTGGTGCCGGGCGCGGGGTATGGCGCCGGCGTCGGTCCACCTACGTGGCGCGGTGCTGGGACGCTTGGCCCGGTGGTCGCCGGTCGGGCTCGAGGTGATCAGCGCCGGCCTCGTGGAGCGATGGCTGGGCGGGCTCGAGGTGTCACGGTCGTCACGTCGCACCTACCTGAAGCAACTCCGCGGGTTCTACCGGTGGGCGGTGCAGCGCGAGCTCGTGGCCACCGATCCGACGGCGGGCCTACCCCTACCACCTGAACCTCGGCGGGTGCCGCGGCCGTTGGCGTGGCCCGATGTGGAGGCGGCGGCCGCGCTCAGTCCCCGGCCGGTGTCAGCCTGGGTGACGCTGGCTGCCTATGCGGGCCTGCGGTGCGCGGAGATAGCCGGCCTCGAGGGCGGCGACCTGGCCGACGGGGTGCTGATCGTCGTGGAGGGCAAGGGCGGCCGACAACGCATGATCCCCGCGCATCCCCGCGTCGTGGACGTGCTGGCCGACTACCCGGCCACCGGGCGACTGTGGCTGGCCGACGCGCGTCAGGTCAGCCATGACGGAAACCGCTGGCTGCGCCGCTTGGGCGTGCCGGGAACGATGCACCAGCTGCGGCACACGTTCGCCACGGGGATCTACGAAGGATCAGGCGGCGACCTGTTCGCCACTCAGCAACTGCTCGGGCACGCGTCGCCGGCCACCACCCAGATCTACGTGGAGGTGGCCCGCTCGAGGTTGGCGGCCGCCGTCGCCGGCCTGCCTGAGTGAGGATTACCTGCGGATTACCTGGAGGTATTTCGACTGGGTAATCCTCAGGTGGGCGGGTTGCCCTGGTAGGTGACGGCGAAGGTGATCTGCACCACACCGGCGCCCGATGGTGTGCCGGTGACCGTGAACATGCGGATCGCGAGGCTGGTCAACGTGCTCGAGGTGACGACCCAGGCCAGCTGGGGGAAGTAGCCGGACCCGGCGAAGATGATGCCCTGCAGCTGCACGTTGAGGATGCCGGTGACGCCGGTGATCCCGGCGGCGGTCAGGTCGATGGTCCCGTTACCGGAGGCGTCGGATGTGACGGCGGCCCGACTGTGGACCGTCCACACGGGTTTGGTGGGGTCGTAGGTGGCGCCCAGCAGGGAGACGGCGCGGCCCACGGCCCGGTGGCTGCCCACCCAACGTGTCCCGTCCCAGGTGAACTCGGCCTTGGCGGCGGTGACGTAACAGGTCTGGCCGACATCGGGGGTGGGGAACGCCACGTCACGTTCGGTCGTGGTGGCGAACACCTGATTCGTCCTGTTCCGGATCTCGTTCCCCCACTCTGGGGTGATGATCTGGCCGAGACCGACGGTGGGGGTGAGCGTCATCTCATGAACCTCCGGTTGTGGCCCAGCGGTCGCGACCCCAGATGGCGCTTCCCCAGTGAGCGGATGCGACCCACGGGGTGATGTCGCCCAGGCTGAGCGTCCCGGTGATCGTCTCGAAGCGGACCAGCACGTCCCACCCGAGCACCGATTCGCTCCAGACGGAGCCGGCGGTGTCGACCACGTCGAAGAACTGGTCGGGTTCGAGGGACAGCAGCAGCGGCCCGACCCGCACGTCGCCCAGCTCTGAGGACAGCACGACGTGGGCCGGCGCCGGCGACGGCCACGACCCCGATCCCAGCGTGGCGTCGGCCACCGACGTGGACCAGGCGTCGGTGTCGTGCAGCAGGTCCGTGCGGGTGTACCCGTGGGACCGGAACCGGGCGATCGACGCGTCATCGCGCCGGGTCACGATCACGGGCGTGTCGCCGCTGCCGCGGGAGAACCGTGAGATGGCGACGGTGTTGCGGATCACGCCCGGCTGGGGGCGGCCCATGTCGACGACCTGGATGTCGTCGTCGCCCTCGACGCAGACGACGAGGCGGCCGGTCAGCGCGGTGCCGGCGGAGACGCGCCCCCGGGGGATGTAGACCAGGTAGCCGTCGCGGCGTACCCACAACAGGCCCAGGTCGGTGTCGGCGACCTGCAGCAGCATCTCCCACGCGGCCTGTCCCATCGTCGTGAACGACAGGGTCGTGCCGCCCGTGGTGACAGCCCTCCTCGAGGTCGGCCAGCTGGCCAGGTCCAGGATCCGGGTCACCCGCGCCGACGCGGTCTCATGATCCCCGGCCGGCGGCAGCTCGGGCGCAGTCCAGTTCGCCAGGTCGGCCGTGTAGTCGCTGGCCAGCACCCACGTGCGGTTCAGACCGCCGGGCGGCGCCGGCTGCCAGTCCCACCCACCGTCGTCGACGGTCCCCTCGAACGCGGGCTGCCATTCCCCCGGCCCGACGCTGTCCCGCCACCGCACCCGGACGGGTAGCTGCGGTCCGACGTACCCGTAATAGGGGCCGTTCCACGGGTCCCAGTCGGCGCCCAGCAGTGTGAACACGCAGGTGGCGGCTTCCCAGCGGGTGACGATCCCGTCGACGGTGTCGATCCCGGCCTGCAGCTGCAGACCGTCCTCCACCTCGCAGGTGACATCGACCCAGTCGCCCAGCTCGGTGTCGGCGTCTCCCCACGTGTTCACACCCCATTCGCCGGCTCCCCACGTCGCCCAGTCCGCCTGGCGGGCGAGCCCCAACGCCACCTCGATGTCCAGGCCGTACAGGGTGCTGGCGGGCATCAGGTCCGCCAGGCTGGGCCGGCGGCCCGCTCGAACCGGCGGATCATCGACACGATCTGCCGGCCGGTCTCCACCGGGTTCGCGGTCGCCGGGACCGACAGGTTGACGACGATCCCACCTCCCCCGGCTGCCCGCGTGCGCCCACCAGCACGGGCGGTCGGCATGGCGGTGCGGGTACCGGCCACCGCCGGGGCGGCAGCGGACGCGGCGAACGGATTCGGGATCCAGTCCGGCAGGCTGGGAAGCTTGATCGACGGCAGCAGGTCCAGCAGGTCCTTGACCTTGTCGATGATCCAGCCGATCCCATCGCGGACCAGCCGGATCGGCGCCATCATCTGATCGAACACCCTGTCGAAGGTCCGCTTCAGGGCTTCCAACGCCCCATCGAAATCACCCTTGAGCAGAGCGATGATCACGTCGATCACGCCCTTCAGGCCCTCCCACAGGGCCTGGATCGGTGTGAAGTAGATGTCGACGGCGGTCTTGATCCCCTGCCACACGGTCTGCATCGGCCCCTGCAGGATGTCCACCACGGCCTGCACGGCGGTCTTCACCGCCTGGAACGCCCCGTCCACGATCCGCCGGAACGTCTCGGATTTGGTGTAGGCGACGACCAGCGCTGCGCCGAGCGCGACCACGGCGATCACGACCAGGGCCACCGGGTTCAGTGCCATCACCGCGTTGAACGCCCCTTGGATGATCGTCCACGCCTTGGTCGCTCCACCGGCTGAGGCGGACGCCGCGCCGTAAACGTCCGCGGCGCCGGCGCCGGCTTCCATGAACACGGTCGCCTTTTCGACGCCCTTTCCGAACGCCTCGAACTGGGTGCCTTCGAGGACGCCGATCATGTCCCGGAAACCGGTGGCAGCTTGTCCGGCTGAACTGCCGGCGGTGTCGATCCCTCCCGACACGTCGCGGGCTGCCCGCTCCGTCCCCCGCATCGCGGTCGTCGTCTTGTCGAATTCGCCCGCGGCGGCCGTCGCGTCAGCGACGATCTTGACGTTCAGGGTCGCCGGGCGGGCCATCAGTCGTCCTGGGCTTCGGCGAGGAGCTCGAGCGCCGTGGCCAGCGTCGCGTCGGACTCATCCCACCAGTCGCCCGGCGAAGTGTGCGACGCGAGGGCGAGGCCCACGATCAGTCGCCCTCTGCTGCCGGGTTCGTAGGGTCCATCTCGGTCAGCTCCTGCACAGAGATGGAGATCGCTGCGTCCTTGAACTCCTCCCACTTCAACGCGGTGAGACCTTCGCGTTTGGAGGCTGCCCAGGCGATGAACGTCGACCAAAGCATCGGGCTGTCCTGGGGGCTGCCCCACTTGTGCCGAGCAGCGGTGTCCTCATAGCGCAGCAGATCGGGGTTGAGGGTCTGAACCTCCCATTCGGCGCCGTCGTCCATCACGACCCGCACGACCGGGTTGTTGATCTTGGGGCCGTCCGCCATCGCTCAGGCTCCCTTCACGGTGTCGAGGACGCCCTGGATCCCCTGGATGTAGATCTCCTCCCAGCGTGCCGTGGTGGAGGCGATCGCCTTGGTGAAGTAGGGCTGGGGGCGGATGTTGTGGGCGCGCCACCCGAACTCGATCACCGCTGCGTACGGGGCGCCGGCTTCGATCTGCGCCGCGGTCTGGTCGGGTACCGGGCGGATCGACGCCTGGAGTCGTCCGGTGCGCCGCGGTGGCCGCATCGCGCGCACGACCAGCGCGGCGACCTGGCGGTGCGAGTCGGTCAGGCGAGCGAGCTCCTCGCCGGCGTCGTCCATCGTCGCGGCCAGGCGCTCGGTGCCCTGGATGGTGACGCCCATCAGGGCAGCGCCGCCAGGGTGGGCTCACCGACGATGTCCCACTCGAAGTCCGACGCCATGTTCGCCCCGGCCTCCCCCGACCCGACAGTGATCGGCTCCACCGTCACCTCCCCTGACACGGCCATGTCATCGGCGGTGTTGGGCACGAACTGGAACGGGACCGTCTGCCCTTTCAACGCCCCCCAGGACGCCTGCACGATCCCGGCGGCGTCCGCCGTGTCCTGGAACAGGTGCCCGGACAGGGTGGCGGTACGGGTCGTGGCCCCGGTGACCACATCCCCGCACAGCACGGTCACGTCATCGTCCTTGGTCTTGTCCCACGCCACCGACGCGAACTCGATCTGGCAGGAGATGTCGATCTCGGTGCCGACCTCCCCGATCTTCAGGGTGCCGGGACCGAACTTCGAGATGGTGGCTGCCATTGCGGGCTCCTATGCGGTGAACGTGAACTGGACCATGGGAACGGGGGCGTTCTCGGCGAGCAGCAGCTGCACGGGCTCGGAGCGGTCCACCATCCCGATCCCCTTGTCGAACAGGGCGGTGCCGACCTGGGCGTTGACGGCGTCGCCGGCCGCCGTCCACGCCTCCGCGGCCCCGGCCGGGAGGACGACCACCACCCGCCACTCGTTGTCGATGACGCACCCGTTGACCCACCGGGACGAGATCCAGATCGGCCAGGCGTCATAGGCGACCGGGGTGGCCGGCTGGGTCGGATATCCGACCACGTCGGTCGGGGTACCGGCCACGTCGACGGTCATGGTGACCGCCGCGGCGATGTCCGCCCGGTCGACCATCAGCCCAGCACCATCCGCTGCCAGGGCTGCTCGAGGCGGGCCACTTCGCTGTCCCACGCCGCGGCCTGGATCGGCGCCGACTCCACATCGGAGATGATCCCCAACGGCAGGCCCCGCAACGCGACCTGATGCGCGACCCGCCGGAACAGCGCCTGCTCCAACTCCGGCGGGTACGGCACAGGCGGGTCGGGTGGCTCGGGTGTGTCGGGGACGACAATCCCCGACATCTGCAACGCCAGTTCGGCGTCGATCACCTGCTGCAACTGCTCGTCGGACAGGGCAGAGACGGGGACCTGGATCCAGGCCCTCACCTCCTCGAGCGTCGGCAGTCCGTCGAACATCTCACTTCGACGCTTTCGACGCAGCAGCTGCCGTCGGTGCCGTGGCCGTACCGGAGAACATCGCCATAGCGGATGGGTCCACATCGAGGAACGCCGCGTACCGATACCAGGCGACGTCGACGCCCAGTAGCCGCGGGTTCTCGACCGACAGCATCGACACGGGTCCCAGCGACGCCCGGAACGCCCCCGAATGGAACATGACGCCCCGGTCGGTGGGGAACCACGGATCGACGACGAATGGCAGGCCTCGCACGTCCCCGTCGGTCGTGGTGAGCGACGCCGAACCGGCGGGGTTCGACGGTGCGGTGTTCGTGAAGATCGGTCGGCCGTCGGCGTCGACTGCCCCGGCCAGCTTGGCCCACAGGTCCGTGGACAGGACGATCCGGTCCGGGAACCGGCCCGACGCCGTGAGGATCTGGGCGGCCAGGTCGACGAGCTTCGTGACCCACAGTTTCACGTCGGTGCCCAGCGCCACGTTGATCGTGGCGGCGGTGTCATAGATCGCGTAGGCGCGCTGGTCGGTGCTCTTCGCCAGGGACTCGGCGTACAGATTGCCCAGCAGCGCCATCACCGACGGGTCCGACCAGTCGCGCACCTGCACGGCGATGTCATTGCCACCTGCGATGGTGTCGACCGTCTGCGTCTTGGTGATCACCGTGGTGTCGCTCGATGTGATCTCGGTCTTCTGGGTGACCTGCCGGCCGGTTGTCGGGCGCAGCGTCACCTTCGGGTAGGTGATCGATCCGGCCACCGGGGCCGGCGCCGACCCGGCAGCCTCCACCAGAGGTTGGGTGACCCGGATCACGTCCAAGATCTCGCGGATCTGCTGAGGTGGGAGCAGACCGACCACATCGGTCGATGTGATGTCGGTCCACGCCCGGAACAGGATCGGCCGCTGCTCCTCGTAGCCGCCGGCCCAGCTGCCGGAACTCCTGTCATGGAATGCGGCGACCAGCATCTCGCCCAGGTCCCGGTACCGGGTCGACGGCTGGGGCGCCGGCCGGTCGCGCATGGCGACCAGCTCGCCCCGCAGGGCGACGAGCTCGTCGGCGACGGCGTCCGCCCGCACCAGCGGTGGGCGGTCAGGCTCTGGTGCGGGCGGGGCCGTGATCTCGAGCTCCTGGGTGGGCTGGTCATCCATGGGGGTTCCCTCTCGTTGCAGGATCGGCGCGTCGTGCGCGCCCTGGATGGTGAACGCCACGCCTCGCAACGTGGCTCGGGTACGGGTCACTTCTGAGCGGTCGGCGTTCCACACTTCGCCGTCGGGTTCGGGTCGGAACTCGATGGACACGTCCCGGACCGCACCGGAGTCGATCAGGGCCAACACGTTGTCCGCGTAGCTGTTGCCGCGGGCGACGTGCACCTGGGCGACCGGGCCGTGGCCGGCGTCGGTTGGGGCGTCCATGTGCCCGACGAGCTGGCCGTGGTGGGCGTCCCATACGGCGAGCCGCTCGAGGGGCACCAGGGCGTCCCGTGCCCACGTCTCGATGTACGGCCGGCCGCCGTCGGACACGGGGCGTGGGTCATCCCACCGCAGCAGCTGGACGGTCAGGGTGCGGGCGTTCGTCTCGGCGTCCGTGTCGGTGGCGATGATCGGCGCCGACCGGACCAGGTCGGTCATCGCTTCACCAGGCCGACCAGGTAGGACGCGGCGATGATGCCGACCTCCACGATCAGGATCCAACCCTGTGCCTCGGTCATGCGGGGACCTCCCCGTTCGTGGTGGGTAGCGGCCCGGCCACCTCGGCGCGACCCTCATCGGCGCCCGGGCGTTGCAGTCCGAGCGCCCCGAGATTCGATGTGTCGAACGCGGCCTGCTGTCCCCGTGGGAGCATCTCGGTGAACGCGTCCTCGAGGCGGGCCAGCCACGTCGGATACAACGACAGGTTCAACCAGCGGATCAGCTCATCCCGGGTGTTCGAGTAGGTCAGACCGCCAGCCTCGGCTGGGACGTTCAGCAGCGACGGTGGCACGCCGAACACGCGGGCCACGACACTGTCGATGTACTTCAGCCCGTCCAACAGCAGAGAGTCCTGAGCGGAGGGGATCTGTAGGTCCTGGATCTCCCACGGTCCGGTGAGCAGACCGGGCCGGCGTTGCAACCGGGCGGTGAACCACTGCTCGAGGGCGTCGGCGGCCTGGGTCTTGGTGAGCCGTGACGGATGCTTCAGCACGTACGGGGGCAGACCGCCGTCGCGCCAGTACCCGGTGGCGAATCCCCACAGCAGGGCCAGGTCGTCGAACGCCTGCTGGCAGTCCTGCAGCGGGGAGCGGGCCACCGGGTTCAGGTCCAGTTCCCACAACGGGACGTGGACCACGTCGGCCGTGGAGTACTGGTAGCCCAGGTAGTCGAACCCGACCAGGCGGGTCGGGTCGGCCGGGTCGTACACCGCGGTCAGGTGACCTGGATGGAGGACCTCTGCGGCGAGGGGCCAGTCATTCGCCCCCGTCCGGGTGATCAGCAGGAACAGGTTCCCCCACCCGGTGAGCGACATGGTCGCCCGGTGCACGAACCGGCGGCGACTCATCGCCGGGTCGGGGCGCAACAGGATCGTCGGGGTGGGCGCCACCAGTTCCCCGTCTCGGACATCGAAGATCGGCAGCGACCCGGCGACATCGGCGATCATCGCCCGGGCGGCGACGACGGTCGGGTGGGACTGCACGTTGATGGGGCGCCCCAGGCCACCCAGCTCAGCTGCGCGCAGCTCGGCCAGTCGCTGCTCGAGCTGGGACGCCAGCTCGGCCGCTGCCCGGGTCAGGTCACGTTGCCGGCGCCACGCCATCGGCGGCCACCCAACCAGTAGCAACGAACGTCGTCAGTAACTACCTCCCCCGTAGCCTGGCGAGATGGTCGAACCCTGCCCCAACCTCACAAACCTGGAGCTCGGCCGGGGCTGCCCGACCTGCCACCACGTCGTCGCCGTGCACAAGCAAGGCGGCCCCGACAACGGCGTGTGCTCCATCTGCGAGCTGGTCGACGATGTGCGCTCAGGCCGCATCCAGCTGCGTGAGTAGCGCGCTGGGGTCGAACGGGTCGACGGC